ATATTGATGATATTAACACCACGAACATTCCTTTTGGTGGAGTTATATTGAGTGTTGGATCTACTTTTGGTGGTGGATATCAACCAATAAAATCTGCTGGTGGAGTGGCACAAGTTAATAACAGTGGAGAAATATCATCAATTTCAATAGGATTTTCTGGATCCGGATATAGAATTTCTGGTGGAAAGCAAATAGTAGTTTCTGTAGCATCAACTATTACTACTAATACTGATGTTATCCCAATTATTGAAGAGCGTGGTCTGTTTAAAAAGTTAGACTATACTGAAAATGCAACTTGCAATATAGGGATCGGAACTTCTTCACTTTTAGTTTCTATTACATCATATGATCCGATTTTATCAACTATAACTTTATCAGAAAGTATAGGTGTTAATACCATTTCTCAATATGAATCCATTTCTATTAATCTAGATGGTTTGAAGGCAGAATTAGTTGACATTGGAGTTAGAACTGAAAGTAATGCAAATTATGAGAAATACTATATTGGATTTACTACCGTTATTAATGGACACATTTCAAATTCACTCAATTTAATTAACCCTGGAGTTGCTTTTACTAGTTTTTATGATAAACTAAACTTAAATATATCATCTCCAGTTTCTTCAGGTTCAACAATATTTTACTTAGATGATTTGAATGATATTACAATCAATGATTACATTTCAATCAATTCATCCAGTTTATTGAAAGTCAATGGTATTGGTAATACTTTTGTTTATACTTCAACTCCATTTGGATCCGCAGTTTCTTCTGGTGCTAATGTTTTAGTTAGAAGATACTCTCCACCAGAAGTAGTATTTGACTCTCCAGTAGGATATTCTAATATTCCTTTGGTTTATAGTTCTGCATCTGGTTCTAGTGGAATAGGTAGTAATGCGAAAATAAAAATCAATATTGGAGAAAGTGGTCAGGTAATTGATTTTGATATTCAAAATCCTGGATATGGATATAAAAAATTAGATATACTCACTGTTCCAGTTGGGGGTCTAACAGGCATACCATTAGATACAGCATTAGATTTTAGTGAATTTAAGATATTTGTCGATAGTGTTTATAATACTAAGTTTTCTGCTTGGTCTATTGGCGATTTGCTTGTTATTGATAATTTTGATTCACTATTTGACGGAAATCGAAAAACTTTCCCAATTAAAATAGATGGAAGACCAAAATCAATTAAACCAAAGAGAGGATCAACTCTTGATGCTCAAGCAGCATTGATTGTTTTATTCAATGACATACTTCAAGTCCCTGGTCAAGGTTATAGTTTCAAAGGTGGAAGTATTATTACTTTCCCAGAAGCTCCTAAATTTGAAGATAGAGTTTCTATAATACTCTATAGGGGAAATGAAGACGTTGATGTTGCTGATGTTGATATTTTAGAAACTATTAAAGTTGGAGACAATTTACAAATAGTAAATGATGTTAAGAGATTTAACGAAGATGAAAGATTAGTTACTGAAATAGTTGCTTCCGATTATGCTAATACAAATCCATATTCTGGAAGAGGAATTTCTCAGGATACTAATCACCTAAGACCTGTCGTATTTTCTAAACAAAATGTAGATATTGTTATTGACGGTGAAAATATCGGTAAAGATAGAGACTGGTATGAACCTACCATTTATCCTTCAACAATTGTTATCCAAGATATTGGAATTGGTAGTAGTGAAATATATGTAGAGTCTTTGAAGACATTTTTCGACAATGATGCTGAAAATATTATTAATAAAGAAAAATTTGTTATTAAAATTATCGACCAAACCCCTCTTGTAGGTGCAATAGCTACTTGTAGAGTTTCATCTGGAAGCATTTCATCTATTGATATAATAGATGGTGGTTATGGGTATAAAAATGCCCCTAAAGTACGTATTCAAGACTCGCCATTTATATCTGGAATTGGATATACTGCATCTTTAACTTCCATATCTGATCAAACTGGAATTTCCACTACAGGTATAACAAGTTCCATCTTAGGAGAATCTATTACTGGAGTTGATAGTAATACTATTGCAATTCTTTCTGGAATATCAACGGTTAATCCAATTATTGAATATATTCCAATAACACCAACTTCATTTATTCTTGGAGAAGAAATTAGATTTGAAGAATCTGGATTCTCTGCAATTATTAGTTCTTTAGCAACTAATCAAAGTAACGCTATTGGTATTGCAAGTATTAGTAATGGTATTGTAACAAATATTCAAGTTACAAATGCTGGATATGGATATACTTATGGACCTATTAAGAATTTAAGAGTTAGAAATAATGGTGTTGGATATCCAGAAACTTTGAATCCATCAAATAGTGTTTTCTATAATGCAAGACTTAAAACTTCTACAGGAAAAGGTTCTGGTGCCGTTATAGATATTTTCTTAATAAAAGATAGTATCGATTCTAAAGATAAAGTTAATTTTGATAATAGTAACATAAAGCAAGGTGGATATAACTATCAAGTTGGTGATATTCTTAGGGTGGAAACTTTTGACAATGTTGGAATTGGTCTAACTTACAGAAACACAATTTTAGATACTCCTATAGAATTTGAAGTTACTCAAATAGAAAATCCATTAGTTATTATTGATCCACCAACACCAACCACTGAAATAATTAAAGAGGTGTCTTTTGCTGGTGACTTTGGAATGATTGTCGGCATTGGAACAACTACGGTCCCAACTCCATCAGTCGGAATTACAAGTAATGCATTAATTTTTGATCTTTATATTCCCAAGAATTCATATCTAAGAAATTCGACAGTTATCGGGGATACTGTGGTTGGATCAGCTATTACAATAAGTCAATTGGGTGTAGGAGATTTCTTCGCAATTAGTGGGTCGAACATTGGATCGGGTGTAGTTTCATTAAAGAATGATGGAACATTGATTGGAATTTCAACTTCTGGTGATGGAATAAACAACGTTTATCAAGTTTATTCAAGACAAATTTTAGAAGCATATATTCCAACAGTTGGTATAGGTACAACATCATATATCAATAGAATTACATCTTTGGTTGAGAATTTTGATTCTGATATTATTAATATAATCTCTTCAGGTTATGATGATGTATATGCTAATTATAGTTGGGGTAAGATAGGAAATCTATCGAATAGAGTTGAACCAAAAGAATTTAAAACATTGCAGGATCAAATCCCCGGAATTAATTCTAATCCCATAGTACAAAGGTTCAAAAATCTAAATTATATCGGTTATAGTACCGTATTATAAATTTACAATATAAATAATCAAAAAAATAAAAATGTCAGCAATTATAACTGATCAACTTAGAATATCTAACGCTTTGAGTTTTTTGGATAAGATCAACAATCCATCAAATTCATATTACGTATTCCTAGGTTTATCAAATCCAACAGAATATCTTAGCTCTTGGGAAACTCTTCCTCCATTTCAACGTGATTGTTTTGATGAAGAAAATAAGTGTTGGGATACTATGTTTTCATTGAAGAAAATATCGGTAAATGATGTTTCTCCAGTAGTTAGGAGAATAAACTGGGAATCTGGAAGAATATATGATATGTATCGCCACGATATCAGTATTGATAAAAGATCTAATCAAACTGAATCAACATCACTTTATTCTTCAGATTACTATGTCGTAACAAAGGATTATAGAGTCTATATTTGTTTGCAGAATGGAACTTCTCCAGAATCTTTAAGAGGAAATCCATCTTTGGACGAACCCACTTTTACCGATCTTGAGCCTAGAGCAGCTGGTACTAGTGGTGATGGATATATTTGGAAATATTTGTATACTATTAGACCTAATGAAATTGTTAAGTTTGATAGTACTAATTTTATCCCCGTCCCTAAGAATTGGACAACAAATCAAGATAATGCCGCAGTGCGATTAAATGCTGCTTCAAGTGGACAATTAAAAGTTATTAATATCCTTGAAAGAGGTGCGAACCTGGGGGCACCAGGTCTTTATCAAAATATTCCTATAAGAGGTGATGGTAGTGGAGCTACAGCAACTATTGTTGTTGGTAGTGATAACACTGTGGATAAGATATTTGTTTCTAATGGTGGGTCTAATTATACATTTGGAACAGTAGACTTAGAAAATTCTGGTTTATTTCTAGTAGATCCTCCAAAATTTGATGTAATAATTCCACCAAAAGGTGGCCACGGTGCAAATATTTACAGAGAACTTGGGTCAACTAATATTTTGCTATACTCCAGAATTGAAAATGATATTGGAGATCCTGATTTCATTATCAATAATAAAATAGCTAGGATTGGAATTGTTGAAAATCCAGAAGCATTTGATTCTAGTTCTGTTCTTTCCATACAAAAGGCAAGTTCAGTCTATGCTATGAAGCTTAAAGAACCTGGTGCTAGTTCGGCAATAATACCCGTAAATAAAACATTTACCCAGTCAATAACTGGGGTAGGAACTGCTGTTGGGAGGGCGGTTTCTTATGATAATGAAACTGGTGTTTTGAAATATTGGCAGGATAGATCTTTATATGGATATACAAAAACCGGAATTTCAACCAGTACTCCATATGGATTGGTTCAAAATGAATTTAGAGAAGGTACAATCTTAGTAGATGCAAATACAATTGAAATTGATAGCGGATTTAGTGGTATATCTACTGTAATAAATAATGGTACAGTTTACCTTGGTCAAAATTTTACTAATGGATTGGCTAAACCTGAGGTAAAAAAATACACAGGAAACATAATTTATGTCGATAATAGACCCTCCATAACAAGGTCTGCAAATCAGAAAGAAGATATTAAAGTCATTTTGCAATTCTAACCTATCATGCCACAAGAAACCAATCTTAACGTATCTCCTTATTTTGACGATTTTGACGATAAAAAGAATTTTTATAAAGTCTTATTTAAGCCAGGGTATCCAATTCAAGCAAGAGAGTTAACAACTTTACAATCAATTTTACAAAATCAGATTGAAAAGTTTGGATCTCATATTTTTAAAGAGGGATCTCCTGTTCTTGGAGGTAATGTAGTTTATGATAACTACTATGAAGGAATTCAAGTTGAGCCAAGTTATCTTGGTCTTTCTGTAGATTCATATTTGTCAGATCTTGTAGGTAAGTATATTATAGGTCAGGATTCTAAAGTTAAAGCTAGAGTTGAGTACATCCTTCCGTCTAGTGAATCCCCAACTAAAAATACAATTATTTACGTTTCATATAGAGACTCTAATGTTGATAATACAAGGCAATTCAAAGACGGTGAAATAATTGTAACTGAAGATGCTGTCCCATTTGTTGCCGGAGGAGTGACTTCAATTCAAGCAGGGCAGGGAATTTGTAAGGCTATATCTCAGAATTCTTCAGTTACAGGATCTTCTATTCATATTTCATCTGGTGTTTATTTTATTAGAGGATATTTTGTAAATGTAGACGAAGAAATTTTATTATTAGATCCTGTTTCCAACAACGTAACTTATAGCGTTGGTCTAAAAATATTCGAGGATATTGTAACTTTTGATGATGACGAGTCTCTTGCAGATAATTCTCAAGGATTTTCTAATTATGCCGCGCCGGGAGCAGATAGATTTTCTATTAAAGTAAAATTAGCAAAGTATTCAATTAATGAAAATCAAGATGAAGGTTATTTAGAATTATTTAAAATTAGAGATGGATCTCCCGATAAAGTCCAAAAAGATGCAGAGTATAATCTTTTAGCTAATGAATTTGCAAGAAGAACTTATGATGAGTCTGGGGATTATTATGTAAAACCTTTTGAGTTAACTGTCAACGAATCTCTAGATAATTTAAAAGGAAATAAAGGTATATTTAAAGATGGTCAACAAACCTACGGTAATAGAACTGCAAATGAATCTTTAGGAGTTTATAAATTATCTCCAGGAAAAGCTTACATTAAAGGTTTTGAGGTTGAAGTTCCAAATCCCACTTTTATAGATTTTAATAAACCAAGACTAACAAAAACTTTAGCTAATCAAAGTCTTGTTTATAATACAGGCGCTACATTTACATTAAATAGGGTTCACGGAACTCCTCTCTTAGGAATTTCAACAAACTATACTTTAAGTTTCAGATCTGAACGAGTTGGAAGTGATAGTAATATTGCTTCCGGAAAAGAGATTGGAATTGCCAGAGTTTATGATTTTGCTTTAGAATCTGGTTCATATAATCCATTAAGTGCTAACATAAATGAGTGGGACATAACATTATTTGATGTTCAACCATACACTGAAATTACACTTAACGATCCAATTAGCTTAGAAGTTCCTACTTTTATCAAAGGAAGTTCTAGTGGAGCAACGGCGTTTCTTACAAATACTGTAGTTAATTCTGGTATTCTTACAGCATATAATGTAAACGGATTATTTTTAAAGGGAGAAAGATTAAGTTTTGATAGTATTCAAAACAATAGAATTATTACTTCATTCAAAACTTATGATATTCGAGATTTCAAATCAGTTTACGGAAATGTTGGACTAGGATTTACATTTACGGGTGACGTTGTCCAAAAACAAAAATCTTTTGTCGGACCAGTAAATATTTCTGCGTATAGTTCGGGAATTAGTACTGTTACTAGTTCAAGTTTTATTTTTAATAAAGTAGCGTTAGTAAATGATATCGTATCATTTTCTACACCCGGAGAAGAAGAGCCAACTTATGCAAAAATTGTTAGTGTTAATGAAAAGAGTATTACTATTACTCTAGTCACTCCAGTATCTGGAGTATGTACTAGTATTCTTCCACCATCATCTTTGGCAGTTTCAGACTTCAAGATTTTAACATCATCGCTGCAATCATCAACTGATAATACATTATATACAATTTTCCCCCACGATAAAATTGCTTCGACTAATTTAGAAGACTCTGAAATTATTATAAGAAGGCAAAAACAAATTAGTATTGCTGCAAATACTTCTGATACTATTGTTCTTGCAGATGATGAAAGGTTTATGCCTTATGATGAAGAAAGGTATACTGTCATTTATTCAGATGGAAATACTGAATCCTTGAGGGAAGATCAATTCCTTATTACACTTGGAGGTCAAAGCCTGAGAATTAATGGATTATCTTTGTCTAATGGAACTGCTACATTAACATACACAATTAAAAAATTAAATGTAACTTCAAAAGTAAAAAATAGAAATAGAGTTACTTCTATTATTGTTGATAAATCAAAATATAATTTTTCTGGAATTGGAACAACAACAATTAATGATGGATTGGAATTTGGAAACTATCCATACGGAACTAGGGTTCATGATGAAGATATAAGTTTAAATTACCCAGATGTTGTAAAAGTACTCGGTGTATTTGAGATTACTAGTGGTATTGCTACCTCATTATATTCAAATACTCCTAGACTTAAAACGGTTACAATGAGTTTATCTGATGTAACTACTTCTAATATGATTTTGGGTGAAGAGTTTGTTGGAGAAAGAAGTAATTGTATTGCTATACTAGTTGAAAGAATTAATAGTAATACGATTAGTTATATTACTTTAAATTCTTCTAATTTTTCACCAAACGAAACTTTAAAATTTAAAGAGTCCGGAATAATTGCATCTATAAATTCTTTAGATTTGGGAAATTGTAAAGATATAACTAACGATTATACTTTAGATAATGGGCAAAGAGAGACATTCTATGATTATGCTAGAATTATTAGAAAGCCAAATTCTAGAGAACCTAGAAGAAAATTAAAGATAGTTTTTGAGTCTACGGATTTTTCACCTTCTGATCCTGGCAGCTTTTTAACTGTAGACTCTTATAAGCAATTTGATTATTGTGATATTCCATCCTTTAATAAGTTAAAGAATTATAATATCTTAGATATAAG